TTTGCGCTTCCGTTGGTGTACCCGTTAAATTGGTAGTCATTGAAGTAATCGCAGTATTTAACCCCGTGAAATGCTTAAAATCTAGTGCATCGGTGTCGGTTGAAGGTGTCGCGCCCGGTGCATTTGTTACGGCGGTACGAGGGCGAATACGGGCAATAAAAGGGCTATTAAATGTTATTGTCGGGACTGTTCCACCAGAAATTGTCCACGCAACATTTGAAGAAGCGTCTATTGATTGAGTTAAATAATTGCTTGCTGAATTTATAGCGTGATGCTCAATATTAGAATCCTGCATTATAGCCCACGTTATCGCACCTGTGCCTAAATATGCCTGTCCTAATGCTACCGCAAATCTCCCATTTGTTTGTTGTGCTTGTATAGTTAACCCCCTTACAATTCCTTCGCCTGATGAACCATTTTGAGAGGATATTATATTTGTTTGTACTGCGTTTGAAGATGCCAATTTTATTGCGCACCTGCCATTATTAAGTGCTTCGGTATTACTTAATACTACATTTACACCACCGTCTGAGACTACAGAATCTGTTATTGTGAGCCTATTTCCCGTAGCACCTATGCCTGCAATTTGCATAGCACCCGTGTACTTTAAAATGAGATTACTTAACTCTAACCCAGTTGCCGTACCCGCTGCATCTTGTACCGCTTGCAAAGAACCCGAAATTACACCTGTTGTTCCTATCCTTAACCCCTTATCAGCAGCCGCCGCCCAACTAGGCAAACCACTTGCTAATGTTAGAACTTGTCCATCAGTTCCCGCCGCTAAACTTGTAACCTGTTTTGAAGCGTTAAGATAAATTAATGTTGAAGCGGTTTTTGATGCAAAGGTGAAAATACCTGTATATTCAAATGTGGTATTACTTAATTTTATCCCCGTATTTGTTGCCGCCGCATCTTTAACGTCCTGTAATGAAGCCGAAATAATACCCGTTGTGCCTATGCGCAAACCTTTATCAGTTAAGAACGGTGAAAATTCCGTAATACTCATTTTAAAAGCCTCCGTACCGTCCTGTTCTTTGCCAGGTACTAACGTATCGCCCGAAATAGTTACACCTACTTGGGCCGCCGTCCTTAATTTATCTATCTGTTTTGGTGTTGCCATTGCTTATGTCCACAAAATTGCGTTTACTTCGTTATAGGTTATCCACGGTGCATCTTCATTCGTAAATACGTTGTTAAAGTTGCGTTTAATAATGTTTTGTGTTCTATTTTTAAGTTTCAAAGTTAAATCCACTTGACTACTATTATATGCTAAATCCCTCTTATCTATGCCTTCAACAACCAAAGAAACGTAATCATATTTTTGTTCATTTCGGTTATAATCACTTACATAGAACTCATTGTTTAGAATCAAATTATAGGTTATTAGCTTGTTAAATTTGGTTGCCATGTTCCATAATTCGAGTTTCCAATTATCGCTTATTTCATCTTGGATTTGCTTAATTACGCGTTTGCCATCGGTATATCTATCTGTAATGAAGTCGGGTTTTTCTTTTGTCAATCTACCATTTACACGTATTGAGGTCGGCCATTCAAAACCGCTCAAATCCATGTCCTCACTCATAATATACCCGTTCTGAATAGCTTGAATTTTAACGGTATTATTTGCGATCAAACAACTAAATGTCCTAACTTTAAAAGTGTGGCTTTCATAGTCGAATTCTTGGCCTTGTTTGGTAACTGTGCCGGAAATATAATAGTCACCGTTTCCATTTGTGGAGTAAACTAAATACCAATCAATAATGAATCCGCCGTACAAATCCTCACTTTCTAAATCACCGTAATCGTAAATTGTAGCGATTGAACTGTTAATAGTTATTTCAGTATTCGCCCCGGTTGCGTTTCGTTTGTAAAGTTTAAAACTATACCCGTCCCCCGTGAAGTCTTTTTTGAAGATAAAACTAAATTTGTCGTTTTTAAAATTGTCCACCCCTACTAAATCATGCAGGGCATATTCGCTTACGCAACAATCACAACACGAATTACAACTGCAAACATCTTGTAAATAATTAGAGTTAAGAGTTTCAATCACAAAAGCACGGCTAACGGTTGCCATTGATACACCCGTTAAAAATTGTTGTGTTGCGCTTTGTGTTTCTATCATTTTAATCGGCCCATAACCTGGCACTTAAATTATATTCGTATCCTTTTTGCAATTTACTACCATCTATCAAACATTCAGTATGCACTACTGTTGTACTTATTTTTGTGATCTTCAAATCTGTTTCACCCGTAACTGGTGAAAAAATTAGTCCTACATTTTCACCATTATTGCCATATCGTTCTAAGAAACTAGCAGTCGGGTAATTAGCCGGTTCAATTCTGTGCGCTGCAATCATATCGGCGGCCAGCATCGAAGTAGCGGCGTAACGTGTCCAAATAACTTTCATTAAAGTTTTACCACTTGACAAAATCGCACCTCCGTAATCAATAGTCCCGGCTTCATTAAATGTATAAACATCTTGAATCCAATGATCCGGCGTGTTTCTGTCATCGTCCCAATCGCACACAATAATAGGTACGGTTCTTTCTCTGTATTCAGTTAAAGTATAAGCGGTTGTAATCGCATCATAAGTAGTAACACCTACTTTTATAGCGGCGTGAATACGGTAATCGCTTAGTTCTGAATAGTTACTTGCTTTATTATTTAGGTTATTGAAAGGCTGGTTTGCATCATAAAATACTGTATCTACATTTGCATTTTGTAACCATGTTTGCCAATCAACCTTAAAGCCTACAAACCCACTATATGACGCAATTGTAGGGTCTAGGAATGAATTATAAGACGTAACTATTGAGCATCTTTTGAAGTCGCTATTTATTAACTCATTGTATAATCTTCTATCAGTACATGAAGCGTAATCAACAGTATATAAACCACCTTCTATTTTTGGTACAATGGTTAAAGGAAAACTATAAACCGAATTAGGGAAAACAAAACTTTCGCCCGTTACGGTATTGTAAGCTATTAACTCAAAACTTATACTGTTTAATGTTGGGTCGGCGGTTGTTCCTGCTAGGTTAATATTAAAATCAAACTCTAATTGCATTTCGTCTTGATCCCAAACCCTTACACTATCATTTACGCCCGGTGTAGCTGAATTAGTCGCGTATGGTTGTGCGTAATCATACAATCTCATTTCGGTAAAGTCCACCAATCCATCTACATCGCTATTAATCACATATTGCCCGTATGCGTATAACGTAACTTTATCGGTTACTGTATAATTTAAGGCTTCCTCGCCCACTCCGAAACTTAGTAAAAAATAATCAGTAGGAACTATTAAAGCCGTGTTTATATCTTCTATATCAAACTCAACAGTAAATGAAGTTGTGCTTAATACAGTTGAAACAACATTTTTAATAATGGAGTTTGCGCCGTCCCCCGTACTTGCTAAATCGCCGCCAAAATAATCGTATGCTATTCGCTCATTTGTACCTTGTGCAACACTTGTGAATCCGGGGGACTTAGCTATTTGGTGCGAAATAAACAAAAGTGTATTTGTGCTTATAATTGCCGTACTACTTGAAAATGTCGCGGTTACATGGGTGCTTTTCTTAGGCTCAATACCTATTACCGTGGTATCGCTTACATAAGTAACAGAATCCAAAGTATAAGGTATTGGTAAGTAATTGACGTTTTGATTAAACCAACGCGAACCACCGCCTAACAAATTATCGGTAAATGTTTTGTTATTATTATTTTGTCCTGTGTTGGCTCTAAATTCTATGTAAGGAATATAACGACAAGCATTACTACCTATAAAACCTGCAGGAGTTGAATTAACTAATAAATTGCCCTCGTATTCATCAGTAAATCCAGGCATTACAAAAATATGTTCAAATTCGTAATGTGTAGTGAATTCGTCCGTTGGAGTTGTGGCCCTCATTCTTAGGCTTCCTGTTTCAAAGTTTGGGTCAGTAGGCAAAGCATCGGCATAAGTTCCAACGGCGGCCAACGTACAAATATACGCCTGCTCAATCCCGGTTAATCTTTGCACAAAACTTTCACCCTCTGAATTATAAGGCAAACCGAATTTAAAGAATAAAGCCCCCGGCGTTCCATTGTATCTAAACTTTGAAGCCACGGCGGTAATTAATGTAGTAGGCGCAGTCCCAGCGGAAACACTATATTGTAAAATACTATTGGTTACGTTGGTAACTAAGCCCGTAAAAACATAAGAACCACCACTATTATAATATTTGAATGTGTCACCAACGGCAAACCCATCACCAATAAAATCACCTAATAATCTAGTACATTGTAAAGCCGTGGTAAAATCGAATTGTTCACCCGTTGTTATTTCACTTGTAACAGTTAATGTATATTCATAGTGTGCAAGTACACGTTCGCCCGCATTTGCTTTAAATTCACTACTTGCATAAGTAGAGTAATCCAAAGCAGAACCGCCAATAATTGACGTTGCAAATTCGCGTGTGTTTACTACTATCATTTTATTTTAGGGTTGCAATAATCAGTATCGGAAACGGTTATTAAACTATCTTTTATGCGATATGAGGCACTCAAAACAATCGTATCGTTATAATCTGCATTGTAACTTATTACTTCGCTAATTACGTTAAAATTTTGTTTACTTACAAATTCAATCCTAGTTAATTTATTTGTTTTGACCTCGCACAAATTCACGCCCATTTCATTCGTAAATTCAAAATAGGTATTTGGGCGCAAATTATTAGTCTTTACCGTATAAGTAACCTCAATTTTATTATAGGTCGGATCGGTATATTTTTTACACCCAAACAATAGAATAAGAATAAATAAATACTTCATTTTAATTCTGCTAAAAGTTTATTAAGCCCGTCAATATCTTCATTTCCTATCAATTCATCTATTTTATTCGCAATCTTATTTCCCTCCTCGGTTAATCGAAGTTGTGCCATGCTTTGATTAAGTCGTTCTACAAATGTAGGTAAATCGGTTAATATTTTATCTATCATGGAATTATTACGGTTTCGGTTAGTGACTGATCAAATACTTCGTTTACCCAAAAGTCTATTGTAGCCTTATCTTTATCAATTATCCATCTTATGCTTTCAACTTTCGCCTTTTTATTCCCGTGGTAAGTCGTGGCATAACTGCAATTTATTAACTCAATAAAGTTGCTGAATTTAAAAGAAACTACAATATCTTTAAATAATTGTTTTTGTCCGAAAGGATTTGAAGGCGCAAAAGAATCGCTTAAATGGTAACGCTTTCTTATTATTTCGGCGGTTAAAACTAGTCGGTTATTGTTCCCTGGTGTTGGTGTTAATATCTTAGGAACTCCCCATGTTTTACCGCTAACTTTTAAAACTCCAACCGAATAAGCCGCCGCCCTTGCATCTAAAGTAGCGATAAAATCATTTATAAGTTTTAGTGCGTTGGGTGAACCTTTAAATATTTTCGCGCTTATGCTACCTATTTGCGTAACAATACCCGAAAATGAAGTCATCATGTTACGGTAAAAATCTAATATTTTATTCGTTTCCGTTCCGACTGCATAATTCCCTAGTGCTAAACCGAAATTTATTTCACTAAATCCATTATTTAAACTATATTTTTTCTGCGTGGTAAAATTAGTATTAGTAATGACTTCGCAATTTGTACCTGTCCAATTCTTGATGGTCCATTCGTCCTGTAAATCCTTTTGAAAGGTATAAACTTTATTTGCAACTAACTCACCAATATTAAACTGTTTCACCTCACTTGCTTTTATGGTAGAAGGTATTTTGTAAGTGCTTAATGTGGTCCAATATGGATTACTGATATTATGTATTTGAATAACTCCATCAACAATAGCAAATTTCGCTTCAAATAATTCCTTTACCCGTTCAAACATATTCAAACAATTATATTCGTAATCGCTCGACTGTGGTAAGCCCGTTGTTAAGTTGTTTGCATCCGGCTTAGAAGGCATATAAATGAGGTCAATATCTTGTATAGTGGTGTTGAACCCGTACCCTAAATGTGTGGCAACTTTTTCTAATGCTTTTCTAAATGTAATACCCTTATTCATGTGAGGTATTGGCATTATAATTTCTAATATTTTTCTAGTGGTTTGGATTGCTTGCACAACCAAAATACCGAAAAAAACCGCATCAGCCACAACACCCGCAATATTCGCGCCTCCCACATCTGCAATAGCATCTTTTACAATTTGTTTGCCTTGCATAAATATGACGTACTCCATTATGGTTAAACTCAATATTTGCAAGTCGGTATCAAATGGTTTTACTATTGTAGGGATTGAAACAAAATCAGTTTTTGAAAACGGCGCAACACTATTTATATATCCGTAACTCAATGCTTTTAATCTATCATTTATCAAAGCAATATTATCACATTGTTTAATATTACATTCAACTTTTACGGGGGAAACTATTTTAAATGAGGGGTCTTTAAAATCAATTAAGCCATCAAATACCGTTCTTACTGTTGTGTTTTCAGTAACAATTATTTGAAGCGGTAAACCATTATAAACCGAAGCCGTGCCGGTCATTGATTTGCCAAAATAACCTATAATATAGTGCGCTGCCTCATTAACGAAAGTAATGTTTTCTAGGCTTATATTTGGCTGGACGGATTGATTTGGGAAAGTAGCAAGCACTTCTAATGACCTCCATTCAACGGGGTTGTAGTAGTGCTTTCCATCTAATATAAAATCTATCTCAATCAAAATAAACCTCTTTTAATTTGGTGATCCCTTACTATCCTATCTCTTTTTGTAGTGGTGTGAATAAAGCCTTTTTCTATTTCATCCCAATGTAATCTATACTCTGGAATCTCAATATTATTTATAGCATTTACCACACTATCTAATTTGCTTTCTAATTTCTCAATTCCATTTGTACGTGTCATTGTCGAGTGATAGCTAGGAGGCATTAATGAGGCTTGTCTTACCAAATCTTCATTTGATAAACCTTTAGGCAATCGCATATTTTGTTCCCGGTTCAAAATTCTTTCGTTGTCATGGATTACCGCTAATCTACCTCCGTTTTTGTCCAAAGGTTTGTTTACCGTACCCGTGTCCTCTGTTCCTTCATAAAACTGCGGTAATGCTTGAGCCGCTGCGATTAATGCTGCACTATCACCTAATGTTTTATTCAAGTCGCCGCCATTGTTGCTATATGCTTTCAGTAATGAAATAGCGAACTCCGAACGCATTTTATTACGTTCTAATTTCAATCTTTTTTCTTCTGCTTCTGCTTGTGCTTTTTGCTCAAAGGCGTAATTTTCGGCTGCATTTTCAACACCTTTTTGAGCCAATAAAGCTAAGGTTTGTTGCTTATCTTTAGCGTTCTGAATTTCCATATCTGCCGCCTTTTCTTTCCGACTGAAATAATTATCGCTTTGTTTTTGTAAAGTGTTTAAAGTTTCTTGTTCTTTTTTGATACGATCCTTCGCGGCCTTATCCCTTGCTTTTTCTTCTTCACTTTGCCTTTTATCTAAAAAGGCCTGCAATCTTTTGCGTTCTTCTTCCGTTGCGGCTTCTTCTATTTTTGCCCGCTCCTTATCGGCTTTCATATCTTCTTCACGCTTCTTTTTTACCCGGTCATCTTTGGCCTTATTCCATTCCTCATCTGCAATAATTTTCTTTTGCTGGATTTTAAAAAGGTCATCATTTGCCTTTTTTTCTAACTCCAAATTTAGCTTTTTAGATTTTTCATTATTGCCATATTTTGCAATATTATCTTCTTGCTCAAATTTTAAATTATCCTTTATTTTTTGTGAATCCCTTTGGTATTCGTCTTGTATATTGTCGGTTTGCGCTTTTTGTAAAGCACGGTAATAGTCTTGTTGAAGTTTCAACAAATCTTCATACTCCTTTTTTTGCTTCTTAATTTTTTCAGCGTTGCTGGCATCTATTTTTTCTTGTAATAGCTTTTGTTGCGCCGCCGTGGTGTATGCTAGTGTTCTATTATAAGCCTCTGTTGCCGAATCTAATCCTTTGAAATACTCATAAAAACCCGTCCCATATTTAAAGTTTGGGTTGCCTCTCATTCGAGCTTGTGCGTCAATAAGTTGCCCGCTTACATTGTCTTCGCCCCTTGCTTTTGCTAGTTCCGTTCTAAGTGTTTTTTGTTGTTCGATAAAGGTATTGTAAGCCTTTTCACGTTCTGCAAAAATTTCACGTTGTATTTTAAATGCGTTTTCTTCTTCAATAGTTAAAGTCCCGCTTGATTTGCGGATTGCAAGATTTGCATCTTCAATTCTTTTGACCAACCCGTCTATATTTTTTTCACTCTTTTCAAGTTCTTTATTCCAATCTAATTGCGATTTTGTGGCTTTATTGGTGTCGAAAATATAATCTATAAGTTTTGAACCATAAAGGGTAAGTAAGGTAATACCAAAAGAAATAAGGGTTTGCCATGATAAAACCGCTTTACCTAATTGTCCTAAAATGCTAACGGCTGGCTTCCCGCTTGCTTCTAGTTCTACATTTGCATCTTTGAGTTTCTTTATTTCATCCGTAAATTGTGGTAAGTTGTTGGAAATAGCCAAAAAGAAAGTACTCATTGAAACGGCGGCTGACGGAGCCTCCCTCGTTAATTGGTTTATACTTGCAGCCAATCCGTTATCCCCGGCGGTGTAATTTCCCACATTACGCCGAAATCTACCGCTTGCAGTTTCTAATCCATAAATTGCTAGTGTTTCAGTTTTTATTTTATCTAGTAACTCTGTACCTTTTATACTTTCCCTTCGAGCCTTACCCATTGCGTCATACTCTTTTATGAGTTTGTTTAATGAGGTTCGCATTTGCGACAAACTACCTTCCTCCGCTTTACTTTGTGCAATCGCTTCTTTAGTAAGTGCTAAGTTTTCTTTTCGGATATTTGAAATATTTACCGAATCGGTAATTACTTGCTTTTCTGAATCGCTTAACTGATCGTAACTTTTACTTAATAATAAATTTGCCTCTTTAGATTTAGCTTTTAAAATATTAAGTTCTTCAGTTAATCGTTTTACATCTTCTAAAGACTTGGTTAATGCGTCAATTTCGGCTTTGTTGCCTATCCCATTACTCCCGGCGTTAATCCCTTTAGCACTTGATTTTATCGCATCGGTTAGGGTATTTACAACAGTTAAAGTTTCGGCTGCACTTTGCCTTACGAGTTTGTAAACATCCTCGTCCGAAACATCACTATATAATATCTTACCCTTTGCCATGTTGCGAAATCATGTAATTATAATCGTTGTAAAATTCGTAAATAGAAGTAGTTTTTAAGTTAATCGATTGTTGCATAAACTTTTTAACCTGGCTAATAACTAATCCTATTTCTGCTGACTTTTGCTCTCTAAATAAATCTTCTATTTCCTTTTCTTTGATCTTGGCCGTGGTTCTTGCAAGTGGTGAATCGCTTAATATTGCTTCCCTCATTGCCATAACTAAGGCTTTAACTTTTAATAAATAGTTCCTTCGACTTTCACTAATTCCAAACTCATTAATAAAACTTTCATCTAGTTTATTCCATGCCTCGAATAACTGCGCTTCTGTTGCGTTCCCCTCTTTAATTAATAATGAAAGGTTACCCGTACTATGAATATCGCGCCACACGTCCATCATGCAAGTATGCACACTATCGTAAGCCGAGAATTTCGCGGGCCGTTTCATTGACGTAAGGAAGGGCAAATTCTGCCAGTTCATTACAATTTTCTTGAGTAAGCCCGAGTACCGGCCCATATTTTGTGTCAAAATCTTCGATCCCATCTTTATTAGTGAACATTACTAAATTTATTCCTGTTGGGTCTGTTGATACCATTAAACTTTGATACATTTCGCCAGTATCTAACCCTGTAACATGGTCAAACCTTTGCCCCTTTTCCTTCTTAGCTATAATTGTAGTATAAGAATAACTACCCAGTCTTTGCCCATTAGCATCTAATCCTTGTTCCCACATTTGAATTTCCGTTTGTAAGTGTTTTATTTCTGACTTTACGGGTTCTTTATCAAATGATAGTTCAAGTATCTCATCACTTTGTAAAGCGATTGCGGCCTCAAGTGCTTCAAATGGATTTGCCATAAAAATAAGGGGGAATTTCACCCCCATTATTCAAAAACTACTACTTACCTTTTTTTGGTTCTACCTGTTCGGTTTCAGGTGTTGCGGCTTTTACGAATTGATCGTAAACATTTGCCGGGTTTTCTAAATGTGGGTGTTGCTTTACAAAAGCCTCTTTACCCATCGCTTTAATGTCGTTAGGGTTTGCGCTAACATTTTCGATTTTAATATCTTTCATTTTTACAAATTAATTAAGGGCCTGTGATATAAACTGGGTTAATGTGGAATCCTGTTGTAGTACATTCGATTTTGTAAAGTACCCCCGTTGTCATTGAAGGAACTACAAATGTGTAGTAACCCGGAGCGGTTTCCGTTACCGTTGTAATGGTAATAGTTGCGCCCGTAGTCGTATTTGTATCAACAAAATCCGCTTTTACTAAACCTTCAATTAAGATAGGTACGTTTACAGAACCCTGTAAGGTATCTGCAACAATAGCGAACCCGGTAGCAGTTACGCTTATTGCGGTGTTGGCAATTAAATCAGCATCTATCAAACCTTGTAGCAAACGTAAATCATAAGTCATTGAAACGGCTTCAATCATTGCAATATCAGCGTCATCGAATGCTTGATCAACGGTAAATCCTACCATATTCATTTGTATTTCGGTATCCGAAGGAAATACAAATTTATCGGTAATCGAACCCAACGCAATCGCAATAGGATCAAGGATTTTGTAAGGTGTACCTTGACGGCGCGACCCAATTAAATTCCCTTTCTTATCAATCAAAAAGAACCCCCATTGATCCTTATTCATTGATTCGATTTTCTTTTTGGTTATTGGCGCATCTTCGCCAAAACCAAACATAACGGTACGCAACCCATCACTTACACGAATTTTGTTTAATCCGTTGTTGAAGTCTTGAGTAACTGGGTCGGCTCTTTCAGATTTGAAATCTAAAATAGGGCCTGTTGGCCTCCATGCCGTCACTTGTGTTTCCGTAACCTGACCCGTAAAAAATGCTTCATTTAACGCCGGGTTAGCGGTTAAATCAAGCCCGTTTATAGCCCCGGCGGCTGTGAGGTAAGGTAAAAATACTATTTTATACCCTTCTGAGAATAACGCCCTACATTTGGCCTGTCCAAAGTTGTTATTGACGTATCCGCAAGCGTGAAGTGATCCTGACATGATATATTTTAATTAACAAGTACAATAATTTTTTGTAACGGGTAAACTTAATCTTACTTCCACCCCCGCCGTTGGTGTTGTAAATAGTGCTTTTAAATAAGCCGTTTCACTTAGGCTTCCGCAATCCGTGTGATACCTCATTGAGTAATCACTCTTAATTGTTTCAAATGATTTGTATAATTCGATTTGTTTAATGAAGGAAATTGCTAATCGTTGCATTGGCGTACAATAGGCATCGTGCTTATCGTCCGTAAATAGCCCCGGTTTTGTATCTACCATAAACCATAAATGAAGTTCTGCTACCTTACCTACTTTGCTTTTTGGATCAACTCTAAAAACATCGCTTTCAATTTCTTGTAAGTAGATTAACGGGTAGGTTATATTGCCTTTTAAGGTTTGTGTTATTTGAGCGTTTACCGCCGACTGTGTACCGTGAAGATATGAGGGTGCGTTTAATGAGTAAGAACCTGGAGTTAATACGTCATCACTTTCAACAGTCACATAATCTTCACCAATGGCAACAATAGGGTAAGAACCAACAGAACCACCTACATATCCATAACTAGGATTTTCGCAACTAATCAACTTATAGCGTGGAGTTTCACCCGAACCAACGGCAACTACTTCTACCTCATCAACTGTAAATGTAGTTGAGAAAGTAGTCATAAAATCTGCTATTAGTCTTGGTGTTGTTTTCAAAATCCTAAGCTATTTTTAAAGTTAAACAGTTCTTTGAAACGGGTGTAAATTGGCCCGTTCCAATCCCAATAAGTACGATTATTTTTGTAGTCAATATAGTTTTGCCAAACGTAATCCGAACCGCTCATAACAGAAATCAAATAATTGTCAATAGACCTATTTAATTCTACCATTTCATTCCAATTAGTTACAATTTTTGCAGTTAAAGCCACATTGTTTGCGTTTTCAACTACTATTTGCTTTTCCCCCGAAATTGAGGTATTACTAATTTTGGATTCTAAATACTTGGTATAAATATAAATTGCTATTGCGCTAATCTTTGGTGAGGTTTGAAGCATACCCGGCCATAACTGTAATTGCCCTTGTCTATCGGTATAGCCAGATGCAATTCCTTCTAATAAATCATGCCATTTACCACTTGCAGGGATTGAAGCCCCTGTATTGGTATCGGCTACATATTCCAGATACATACTAGGTCCAAACAATAATTGTAAAAATTCTTTTTCATAACGAGTTATTAGAATATTTAATTCTGCTAATACGTTTGAAGCGGAACTGTTACTATCAAGTCCGGCTACATAGTATGTATCTGTGTAATATGTTGAATCAATCATTATTAATACTTTCTGCGATAAAGATAAACGCCCGTGCCTGTTACTTTGGTTGTGGTCATAACGATTGCAACTCTGTAATAAAGGTAGGGCGCAACGTCCAGATAAGGACTAGTTATTTCCCAACATTTAGTTTGCGCCGTGGTTACGTTTGCTAAAGTAAAAGTGTCGTTTTCATAAATATTAAACGGAACTGCACTACCATATCCATTTACGGGTATTCGCTTAATCGTTGGAATATTTACGAAATTCGTCCCATCTATTGAACCTTGTAAAAGACAGTAACCGGCAACGGTTGAACCCGTATTGGCTACCTTAGTAATAATAGGTTGAATAACTACATACCCAGCAGTTCCAGACGGGACGCCCGTAATGGTTGCGGTAATGTATTCAGTAGCTGAACTATCAACACTACCGCTCGCGGGTGTCATAGCCGTTTGTGCTTTTAACCCGATAAAGCATAAGGTTGTGAGTAATAAAAAAAGAATCTTTTTCATGTGTGAAAAAATGGTTATTTATGTGATTTTTTTGGTTTAGGTGGATTGATAGGCTTTACTTCTTTTTCTTCTGCAATGGCATCTTCTTCGCTTTTATACGAACCAACACCACGGCGAACTAAACTAGAAGCAATAGCGCACGAAGTAATAAAGGATTCACCGGGTAATTTCCCGGCGAACTCCTCATTTAATATTATTTCTTTCTCGTTCCGTTTCATAATTAAGAAGCTAAAGTAACTAAAGCCGCATCAATGTCAGAACAATACAAGAACCCTGTTTTATCAACAGTACGGATTAAGAACAACAAACGCTGTCTTACTTTCATAGTCATTTCATCTTCAATGAATTGTGCATTTACAAAACCTTTTTGAAGAGTTACACCTACTTTCTCATAGATACGTGCATAACGATTATCACCTAATACCATAGTATTGGCAGTAATTGCGTTACATTCGATTACAATAACACCTTTTACATTTGTTCCATCTCTAGAAACAAACGGCGGTATAATATAATTATCGTTGTGATCCTTAGCCAAAGCCATACGGTTAATATCAGTGATATTCATTAAGGCAAAATTAGGAGTGTACTTAGAACCGTACAATTTGGTAATTCCTTCGCTCATTTTTACAATGAGGTCATAAATGGTAGGGGCTTGGATACCGGCGGCAACTGGGGTATAAGCGGTTGAACTTGAAACAATACCTGTTAAAGTATTTGAAGTTCCGTCTCCTGTTGCTAATTGCGTATCAATTACAATAGCTACGTTGGTTTGTAAGAACATACCCAACTCGGCGGCAAACATATCTTCATCCTCAAAGAACTCCTCGGTAACAGTAATACTATCTCCAATTTTCTTTAAATCTAAAGTATACTTTTGCCATTTAGCGGTACTTTCAGGGAAAGCTGCACCTTCTGCAACAGAAGCGGCTGCACGGGCGGTAGTTGCTGCATCCCAATCGTAATAACGAACAGTTCCATTATTATTAGTTCCTAAACGAACTTTTGGGAATAAATCGTAAAGGGTTAGTTTGCGGTGAGCCAATTGCCCAATATCCGGCACCTCATAGGCTTGGGCATTGTCACCAACGGCGGTACGCAATACCAAAGTTTTAACTGCAATTTCTTCGCCGTCACGATTGCCCTTTGCCATTGCTTTAATAGCTGGCATGTTCGACTTTAATTCTTTGGCTACATGGTTAATCGGTTGCCCGTTGTTTGAGGTGTTATCCTTCATAACATTAACGGCTTCGCGCAATTCTTTTAACACATCAGCGTTAATTCCTTCGCTTGAAAGTGAGGCTTTTAATGCGTCAATTGCGGTTTTAATAGCGGTTTCAATGTCTCCCGATGTGGCATATCCTTTTACCGCTTCATCAATAGCCTTACGGGTTTCGGCGGCTTCGTGTGTACGCTTATCCGTTGCGTATTTTTCGCGTTCTGTATCGCTTAATTTGGATACTTCTTCGACTGTTAGGTATTTAAACATTTTTAAAATAAATTAGGGTCGTTAATAAATAATTGAACTGTTTGAGTGCTTTTTTGCGGCTCTGTTTGTGAGGTGGATTTCCCGGCCTCGTTTATATCTTCTACTGATTCGGTAGGAGTCATTGGATTTGAGGCTAGCACAACGGCTGAACCTTCGATTAATTTGGCTTCGGTAACTGCCCAAAAAAAGCCTAGTTTGTCGGCTTCATCACCGTTCACAACGTCGGGGCGGTACTTATCCCAATTGGTTTTTTCTTCTATATAATACTTTTCTTCGCTATTGATACAAAGAAATAAAGAAACGTAAGCCATACCAACAGAATGAAATTTAACCCATCCTTCGCGGTATTGGGTAAACATTTCACTATTCCTTTTTTCTGAAATATAGGAATCAAATATTAAAGCGTTGGTATTGCCTGCATATTCATATCCTAAAGACTTCCATCTAAGTGACTTTACATAAGCGGTAACATCGGGCGAATCACTTATTACATCTTCAAAATCTCTATTATGACCGTTTAAATGAAGCACATATTTGTTTTCCGACAAAGATTTTTTCCAAATATTACCTATGTGAACATCGTAATGACTATCTAAAATGTTTGAGGTGTTAATAATAACTTTTGCCCTTATTTTACCCGTTGGCATAGATTCACTTGTAACTGCCATGTCCTTGGTTTCAAACTCTGATTTGTCCACGATAGGCAATTGACCACAATAAGAATCACCCCTTTTCATTGCGCTTTTCTTTTGCGCAACATAAAAAGCCTTGTTATCCTTTAAATGCTTGAATAACTGATTTTTATCTTCAAATTTGGTAATATCTATCATTTTATTACGGGTTTGCCGCTTTTAACCGATTCTAATTTCTTTTTGATATTTTCTTTAAGTTCTGCCGGGGCTTTATTCAAGTCCTCATTCAGTTTCTCAATGTAGGCTTTCACCTCACTATTGCCCGCTTCTTTTTGTTTAATTTCCATTATTTACAATTTTATTACGTTCAATTTTTTCGCCTGTTGTAAAACTTGTACCCGCTAATTCATTGGCTTCTTCTAAACTTACACCATTGTTTACTAAATCTAAGAATGTTTGCGCTTTCATATCGGCAACTTTTGCACGGTCTTGCTCGAACACCTGGACAAACGGCAAATGATCCCAACTCAATCCTATTTCTTTATTTTGGGTATCGTATCCAAACATTTGTGTCAATCCCATTGCAAAGTCCTCCCCTTTCGGGGCTAGTGAATAGCTTATGTGACTTGCACGGGCTTTCTCTTGATTCTCAAAAGTACTTGAATTGTAAGCCTCTAAAACATCTCTAGGGATACCGTACATATTACCAATTATATAGTAACTATCTAAGTAAGCCTTATTAAGTTCAAGTTGTGCGTAATTTTCGACAAACCTCTTAATTTCCAACATTGACTTAAAAGCGTGTACGCTCCTGCGCCCGTTCATTTTCTGTTCAATGCTTTGCTTTTCGGGTTCTGCCATTGGTACGCTTGTAACATTGTTGGTGTCGGCTTGACCTGCAACCATGAATTTACCGGCGTATCTAAGGTTAATATTCGCGCTATCCAGTGATGCCTCGCTATTACATATTACCTTATAAAGTGCGTCAATTGTACTATTGCCTTTGAAATAATTACCTGTACCGTTTGATAAGTCAGTATTGATAATTAACTTATTCAAAGGAAATTGAAACATTGAACCGTCATCATATCTGTAATTTATAACCGTTTCAAATA